AAACTCATGGTCTTTGGGCCCGTCCGGCTGGACAGCAGTTCCCGTGCATTGTTCATTCGCATGCGCCTTCCCCTTGGTGGTTTGCTCGTGCAGCGCGCGGTCGCGCCGGATTCTTGGTTGCGTGCATCAGGCCGCCGCGGGGCCAGCCGGCTCGGCCGCATAGTGCGTGATCGCCGGGTTGTCCCCGCGCCAGCTGCCGAACACCGGCCGCTTGCTCACCGAGTCCCACAGCATCAGCCGCGTGCCGTCCTGCGGAGCCCAAGAGATGGGCAGCCATTCCACCTTTGGGGTCCGGCGCTCCCACGACGCGGTAGCGGCCGGACGGGCGTCGTCCATCAGCGCGATATGGGGCGCACCGTTGCAGCCGCAGCCGCTGCAGCCAACTGCGAACAGCCGATCACCCTCGCCATCGAGGAACTCGACCACGCCCACATCGCCGCTACCGCAGAAGGGGCAAGGCTTCATGCTGCCTGCTCCCAGCTGGCCGGAAGTCGCTGCACCTGGCCGCCACGGGCCTCGAACTGCTCCACCGTCTCGCCTGGGCCGGCCGCAAACGTCCCCGGCTTCCTTCGCTTGGGTCGGGAAACCGTGTTGTGGTCCATCCGACGCTCGCGGGGCGCACGCTGAGGATTGATCCTCGGCGCCATTTTCTTCGTTGTCTTCATGCTGCCGCCCTCAGTTCGTTGATGTAGGTCTGCTGTGCGATCAGGTCGTCATCCGATCCGAACGCCTCGTGGAATCTCTTGGACCAATGCAGGGGTGGGCCCCAGCGGGCCACCATTTGCTTCTGCGTCATGTGTTCGCTGCGGTAGCGCTGGTGATGCCACTGGCACAGCGCATAGCCAAAGAAATGGCCGCGCCGGATGTTCCCCGACTTGGCGTGGTTGTATTCGCAGCCGTAGACCACGTGCTTCTTCGCCATCAGGCCTTGCGCGTAGCGAACGAGGCAGGCCATGCACGGTCCCGTCTTCGCCAGTTCGATGCGCGCTGCCTCTGCCTTCGTCGGCGGCGGTGCGTTCGACCACATCAGCGCAGCTCCGGAATCGGGCCGGCATACCGGGTGATCGGGATCTGCCGGCAACCATCGCGCCAAACGGTCGCCCCACGGGTGGCGTACAGCACCAGCGGCTTGATCCCGTAGCCATAGGCCAAATACCAGCCGGCCACCGCCACCGGCTCGGACACAGGGCGCACCTCCAGTTCGACGTGGTCCTGCCTCATTCCTCACCCGCCTGCAGCACGCCGTCAGCGCCCATGGCCTCAGCCTCCGATGCCGAAAGGCCCAGCTCGCGGGCAATGTCCGCCATGTGGCCCTGCACCTGCTCCCGGGTAGCAGGGGCCGTATCGCGGCGCTCCTGCTGGATCTCGCCTACCGGGGCGGCCGGCAGCTCACCGCCGCGCATCAGGTGTTCCTTCGCCTGGTCGTAGGCCTCCCGCAGCAGTCGGTCGGCGTGCTCAGCGCTGGACATGCGGTAGCGGTGACCATCGAGGTACTGCCACACCAACCGAGTGAAGCCATCCTGTCGGGCGCTATCCGCGCGCACTGCGGCGAACGAAGGAATGCCCAGGCAGCGCATGCGGAACTCAGGCAGGGTGGGCGGCCACGGATCAGCGCAGGCGATGCACGCGCTGAGGCCGCCGGCAAGCTGCTCGCCACTCAGGCCAGCAAGGCCCTTGGCCCAGGTCAGCGCAGCACCTTGGTTGGGATTGTCCCCATAGCTGCTCGTCCATCGGCTGCCATAGACCTCAGCCATGCGAACCCACAACGTGCGAGTCACCGTCGATGACAACACTGGCTTGGCCGACGCCTCGGCGATCTTGGTCGGAACGGCGCTGCTGTTCCTCTCGTTCGCCTTCGGCAGCGTGGCGCAGGACTCGTTCGGCAGCAGACTCGCGATAGCTTCCATGGGCGGCTCCAGAGGTTCGGTTGGTGTTGGGCAGGTCGCGCTCCAGCCACGCGGCTTCGAAGCCCTGCCAGTTGCGGGTGCAGCACTTCGCCAGGCACTGATCGACGGTGAAGCCCATGGCCGCGGCCAGATGCAGCTCGCGGCCGAAGGCCTCCAGCACCGTCGGCGTGACCGGGGCGCGTCGCTGGCGGCGGAGGTGGAGCCAGTCACCGAGGACTTGCGGTGCGGGCGGGTTTGGCCAGGTCGAGAAATCCAGATCCACTGCCTGAGCAGGCGGCGCGCTTGTGCGCTGCTTTCTGCTCTTAGGTTCTCTTCCTGGTTTAATTCCCGGTTCCTGTGCACGTGGTTCACCACCCCCGTGCACGTCGTTCACCACCGGGTGAACCTGATTCACTACGGGGTGGTGAACGTCGTTCACTACCAGATAGGGGTCATCCTCTGGCGCCTTCGGTGCCGCCTGGATGCCAAAGTGGAAGTTGAGGCGGTACTGGTTGGGCAGCCGGAGGTTGTCTTTGGCGCGCGGCAGAACCGTGATGTAGCCGGCCTGGGCCAGCTTGCCGATCTGGTCGATGACGGAGCGGCGGGTCAGCCCACAGTCCTCTGCCAGCGTGTCGTGGCTGGGGCGACACTGGCCGGTATCCTTGTTGTGACGCTCAGCCAGCATCAACAGCACCAGCTTCTGAGTGCTGGTGACACGCTGGCGGGCTGCCCATGCAAATGCCTCGAAGCTCACGTCAGACCGCCATCGGATACGTCTGGCCCGGCGCAACGGCCCACCATGTGCATGCGCTGCGGCGGCTCACCGCGCAGGGCTTCTTCGGGCCACGCCACACAAGGCCCTCTTCCGCCAGTTCCGGCAGCCGACGAGCAAGCATGTAGCGGTCGAGGTTCGTTCGCTGGGCCAGCTCATTGCTGGTCAGCCCCGACGCGAGCTTTACCGCCGCGAGCGCAACGGCCTGCTGGTCGGCCTGAAGGCCACTGTCGACAACGTGACGTGCGGCCTCGTGGCTGGTGCTGGGATCGGTGGAGCGAGCGGGATGGTTCATCGACGCACCCTCCCCTTTGCTGCAGCGCGCGATACGTTGCGGATCAGCCGGTGTGCCATCGTGATCAGCGAGTTGGCTTCTTCCACCATCAACTTGGCTTCGTCGCTGTCGATGTGGTGATCGGCCATCGCCTCCACCGCCGTGCCAGACAAGCGCCCCACCCGCGTGGTGATCTCCAGCAACTTCGTCTGGATGGCGCCGATCTCGTCCGACCAGCCGCCTTCCGGCGGCGGCGGAACCGTAGCCACGGCCATGCCGAACTGCCCGGCCAGCGCCTGCATCCAGTCCAAGGCGTAATCACTGCCGCCCGCCTTCTCCTGCATCCACTCTGTGAGCAGTTCGGCAATTTCCATCGTCACCGACTCACCCTCCAACCCACGCAACTTCGCGCGAAGGGTTTCCGGGTGCATCGACTTCCCACGACGGTCGGCCAGGAATGCGGCTGCATCCACCACACCGCCGGGCGTCTTGCGCACGGAGTTGTAGAGAACGTCGAGCCAGTTGAGTGCGGATGTGCGGCAGGTCATGAGGTCACCTTGGGAGGGACGGTGTTTCAAGGTTTCGGGCTAGGTTCGGGTGGCGCAGGATTGGCGCCATGGAGATCAACAATTCAGGGACGAAGGCCAGGGATGGCCTTTCAGGCGGTGTCGACCGGGCCAATGCGGTTCGCGTCGGGGTCGCAGATGGCAGGCGCCAAGGACGGCCGCTGCTCTTCGATGCCAAGCAAGCGAAGCACCTGCGGGATGCTGGGCACCTGTTCCTCTTCCGCCCACACTTCGACCTGCTCCGCCGGCAGCTTCAGCACTTTGGCCAACTGCATGTCGGTGCTCAGGCCCAGCTTTGCGCGCAGCGCGCGCTTACTCATCCGGCAGTCAATCTCTGCTCGAAGCTGCTCCGTTGTCTCGCTGGTGGGACAAGCCGGATCTGGCCCGAAAACGTCGGGCCGCAGTTGATGGCGCGATACGCCGGTCGCAAGCTCAATCGCAATGCAGCGCTCTGCCGGAACGCGCCTACGGTCATACCAACCAGATACGGATGGCGGCTTGATGCCAAGAAGCTGGGCAAGAGCCTGCTGGCTGCCTGCCGACTGAACTGCTCTATCGAGGGCTGTCATGTCCATATCGCCATTAGCTCACAGCTAACACTTTATTGCAAGCCAGCAGCTGCACGATCCTAATTAGTTACCGGCTAATCTTTGCCTATGGACATTCGAGAGATCCGCAGCCGCAATTTCCGGCACCTGATCGACGCCCTTGAAGCGAAGGGGATCAAGGGGCGCCGTGACCAAGGCGCCCAGCTGGGCGGCTTCTTGTCGCCTTCCTACGTTTCCCAGCTGATCGGCGGGAAGTACATCGGTGACGATGTGGCCAAGAAGATCAGTCAGGCCCTGGGGAAGGACCACGGCTGGATGGATCGCCCCCAATGGAGTGAAGACGGCGAACCTTCTGTCTCACCAATCCCGGAGAATGAGACGCCCACCGGCTATGTTCGCTTCGACTTGTTTGAAGGGAGTGCAGGGATGGGAGCAGGGATGGTCAACCAGGACTACCCGGAGGTAGTGAAGACCATTGAGATCGCAGAATGGGAAGTGCGCAGGAAGCTCGGTTACCTGCCCCAGCCTGGCCGCATCCAGCTCATCACTGGCCGGGGGCCCTCCATGCGGCCCAAGCTGGAGGACGGCGACGTTGTGTGGATCGACACGAGCTGCGACTACTTCGACGGCGACGACTACTACCTCATCAACATAGGTGGCGAGACGCAGATCAAGATGCTGCAGAAGCGCGGCGATGGTCTTTACGTGGTCAGCGTCAACACGGACTTCCCCGCCTATCGGCCAGATCCCGGTGATGTGAGCATCCTCGGCAAGGCCCTGATCCACGCAGGTCTGCGGAAGTTCTGAGTAGGCTGGCCTGCGACAACAAAAACCCCGCGTTGCGCGGGGTCCATGCTCACCACTGCCAGGCGATCTCGTACTCAGATCCGACGCGGGGCTTCTTGATTCTCACGGAGATGGTTCCGCTTTGGTGGTGGATCGCGGGATCCTTCAGCGCTTTCTTTGCAGCCCCCTCTACGAGGTAGCAATGAGCCGACCTCGGAGCGCGTGACACAGGCAGTGTGACGGAAATCGTCACTTCCTTCGCTGGGAAATCAACAACGTAGTACAAGCTTTCCTGGTGCCCGAGAAACGAATTATCCGCCTCATAGGACAAGGTCCAGTTGTACCGGCCGTGCTGTTGAAGCGGACCAGGGAAACGAACATTTACCGAGTACTGGCCGGCTGAAGTCTGAACCCAACTGGGATCTACCGGGTGGTCATTCCACTTGAAGCCCGTGATCGCTCCATCCGCACCAATGTTGCGGTGAGTCATCGCATCAATGTGGCCGTACTGCGGGACAGCGGTGTAGCACTTGCTCAGTGTGGCCTTTATGCCATTCACATCGTGCACAACCAGCTGAACAGAAACATTGTCCATCATGAACTGCGGGCGGGTTACCGCCCGCTTCACGATTACGGAAGCGCCACCTATCACCAGCAGCAACGCTACGATGAGGACGCCAACTGCCCAGTAAGGGGTAAAGAAAACTACAAGCAGACCAGGGATACCAATGACTACGCTTACAACGCCAATCCAGTCTGCTCGGGTCATCCTTAACCGCCGGTACGTATGCTCTTCATCATGGGACTCCTCCTTCTTGAAGGATAGGGAACAAGAACGTCTCTCTTAGACGAACTACCTGACAGCGATTGCGGAAAGGTGGTCAGGTGAGCGAATGGTATCACCGAATGAGACGAAATGCTGTCAATTGAAATGGGATGGGATGGGATGGGATGGGAGGCGATGGGGGCAAGCTAAGCCAGGAAGCCTCGCCAAGCTTGTAATAAGCATCGGCGCAGCAGGGGGAAGCTCAAGTGAAAGGTTGCTCCGAAAGCGTTTCACTTCTCTGTCCCTCTGATCCTGAACGTGTAGACCCATCGTTGGGGGCGGAAGTTTTAACGTTAAAGCCGGGCATTCAGCACGCAGACAAGCCGTTGGCACTAACAGCAAATGCTGCCATTTGCGCCAAGCAACTGCTCGTGCGCTTGGCCCCACAGCCTGCCGGCTAAGCCGTGGGTGATGAACTGCAGCCACGGCCCAACGAACAGATGCCGCAGGTTGGTTCGTTCATAAAAATATTAGTTCTTAGCTGTTGACTAACGATTAGTTCGTAGCTAACGTTTGCTCCGTCGCCCAAGACGACCCCATCCCGGGGCGCGGCGCAGGAGATCAACCATGGCCACTCTGGCCCTCAACACCGAAACCGCCCCCGGCACCGCCAAGGCTGACACGGTCAGCGGAAAGGTCGTCCAGAACTTCGGCGCCGCCCGGATCTACTACACCGCCGACGAGGCAACCGCTGCAGCGCGCGCCCTGATCGCCGCTGCCAAGCAGCTGCGCGGCGAAAGCCAGGACGCCGCCGCATGAGCGCCGTCATCGCCAACCACTCCCCCGTGCAGCGCGCGGCAGCCGCCGCCGGCATCGTGCGCCGCGCCGCTGGACGCTGGGGCGTGCGCCCCGAACTGGTTCGCTACGTGGCCGGTCACGCAGCCGCCGGCGTCCTCCTGCACGGCCAGAGCGTTGCGGGTGCCGT